GTTTTACCGGCATTGGTGGGTGCGATGCAGACCATTCGACGGTTACGAACTGCTTTAATGAAGTACTTTAACTGGTAGTCGCGTACCTCGTATTTGGAGGGGATGTTTAAGGACTTGATGAATTCCAGTGCCTCTACTTCCGAGAAGTTACCACTTCCGAAGTTACCATCAATAGTGTACTCGTATTGATTTTTGTCGAGGAACATAGTCAGTTCTGGCATGAGCCCAATAGGTAAGCATCCACTCTCGGTGAGAAGCGGTTGCTTCATCTGCCTGCGTTTTAACCATGCGAACTGAGCTTTACTTGGTACGTAGTGTGGTACTTTGAAGGAAAAGCGATCTTCGATTTCTTTACGTTGCGCTTGGTCCATGCCTTCGATTCGGACATGGACCTCGTTTATCTTATTGATTACTAACAGATTTTACCTTCCTCCTGCCTGGAACTTTTGGAAGTCAATGGCGTTGTTGATGTCGTAGCTTCGTTTCTCGATGAACTTGATGATCGACTTAAGAAGGTCCACCTTCTCCTGCTGAGTAGCCATTTTCAGGGTCATGTCGATCATACTTGCGTCTGCATTGAGGTATTTTTCAACCTCACTCTTGAGTACCTTGCCTGATTTAGGAAGGTACGGATGAGCCTTCTGGGTCTCAAGATCATGAGCCCCTTCGGTATAGAGAACATATTTTTCCATCAGGAGGGTATTATACTCGGTCTTCTTTTTGTGAAGTTCCATGTTTTCGCGGACCAGCATGTTCATGTACTTGCTGTGAAGTTTTCCTCCTTTGAGAGCTTCGTCTGCCAGATGAACTTTACTGATTACAGAGTCAATTTCCCACTGATCGAGGATTTCGGTCAATAGCATTTTGTATCCTTTGTGCTTCATTAAACCTCGTATTGTAGCACGAAGCTATCAGTTTGTCAAGACCCTCCACCAACAACTGCGATTTCGAAGTTGGTTATTCTGAACGTAACTTCCGAAGTGAGGTAGTTAACGTCCGTTAGAGTGGCGTCATACTTTGGACCTGTCAGGTGGATAGGAATGCAGCGTTTGAAGGTCCAGAACAGCAGCGGCTGGTTTTGACTATCTAATTGGATGACTGACACGTCACTGAAGAGGGTGTATGGTGACGTTTGTGGTGCCTTTTCGAGTTCTGTGTAAATGATGCCTTTCCCGCTTGGGTCCGTGATTCCACGCATCCAATTGAGAATTTCCTGCCAGTTCTGGAAATTTATGTCCACAATGAAATTTAATGTGATGTCGGAATATTTAATGTGATCAGGGACTTCAGGCACGAGGATTGATGGTGAAGGAGCCCCTGGAGCATCGAGGATCACGTCAGGGAGCTTGACAGCTTGGCAGAAGTATGATAGAGACGGTGTACGCTTCATATTGAAGACCCAACTGAATGGGCTCGTCAGGTTCGTTGAAATCGGGTCTCTATCGAGCGCGGTCATAAAAGTCCTTGACATAGGGTTGAGGTTCTGCTAGAGGTATTTATATGTTCAAGTGCTACATCGTGAATTGTGACGGCACGAATTATGCCGCCGCTCATGCACGCACTAAGGCCGAAGCTTTGAAATTGTTGGGCGTGACTGCTTATACGTTCAAGAATTACGGGTATGAGACTTTCGAGGATTTGCCGTCTTATGGCGAGGTTTACTATAAACCTATCACTTATAACGATGAATATCCGTGGCGTAAGGAACGCTACCATCTCCGACACGACGACCGAGGAAGGCCGTACTACGAATGAGCGTTTCTAAACCAGATCGACTAGAACGTTGGTTTCTAGAAAGATTTCGACTACGCGCTTCTTTGCGTTCAGCATGGGAAGCTGTCCGTGTTCGCGACGAAGTTATCAACGTCAATATTAAGGCATTGCAACGAGAAAACATAGTGTTGCGTTCCCACATATCGATGGATAAATTGCACGATTTGCAGAAAGCTAGAAAGATATCCTAATGACATGGAAACCCGAAAATACTCTTTATCTCGATATGGATGGAGTCCTAGCTGACTTTGACCTGTCCGCTGAAATCCTCTGTGGTATGCGTCCGCAAGCATTCGAGGAGAAGTATGGCACTCCGAAGTTTTGGGAGACCATCAATTCGGACCCGAATTTCTTTATCAACCTCCAGCCAATGGCAGGAGCAATGGACCTCTACAACGCGGTCAAGCATCTTGAGCCGCCCATCCTGACTGGTATTCCGCAGGGAATGGACCCAAACGACAACCAGAAGCGTGAGTGGGCGAAGAAGATGTTTGGTCATCAGCAGAGGGTTATCTGCTGTCAGGCTTCGAAGAAGGCTTTGTATATCAAGACCTTGGGTGATACGTTGGTCGATGACCGTCAGCGTTATATGCGTAAGTGGCTCGCCCGAGGTGGATATTTTGTTCTTCATAAGAATGCAGCCGACTCTATCATGAAGCTCAAGAATTTGGGGTTGCCATTATAAGGCGGGTTTAAGTTCGGCTGTGAATGTCAAGCCTGCCTTGACAAACGGGCAGAAATTCAAACCTTCAACCATCAGGATAAATTCCATGTGGCATGATTTCATACATCCTAAGCTCAAGCGGAACTATTTTGAGGATGCCATCCTTTATGGCCGCTATCTCATGGTTCCGATGTATATCACTTTGCTCTATAGCATCGTGTTGATTTCGTGGGACTTTGTGGAAACGATGTTCGGGTTCGAGGGTCGCTTGACCGAGCACATTATGCGAATTCTGGAACTACTCGACATTTCCATGATCACGAACCTTATATGGTACGTATCCGCAGGTAGCTATTATGTTTTCGTCCATACGTATGATGCGGCGAAACACAGTGATAATCAACCTCGCGTTTTACAGCATATTTCCTCAGGTCTTCTGAAGGAAAAATTGGCAATGTCACTTGTTGGCGTCTCATCAGTTCACCTGTTGCAGACGTTTATGCTGGTCTCAACGAAGGAGGGGCCAGTTAATTTCGACAAGCTTATTGCCATGGGTTCGATCCACGTTTTGTTTTTGGTCGGTATCCTCGTGTTCAACTATGCGAACTGCAAGGCAGATGGCATGATGTTAAAGGAGAAGAAAAATGAAGAGCGTGAAATTCACCATTCTGTTGGCTAGTCTAGCTGCCATTGGTTTGGCAGGTTGTGGGTCAGATCATCACTCCCTCAGGAAATATGCTCAGGTTTATGAGCGTAAGGGAGACGCGCAGTATGTGTATGCGTATGGTTATCCATATTGGTATACGTTCGATACCTACTCTAGCCCAGGAAGTTCAACATGGGTAGCGACTACGCGTCCATCTGGAGCATTGAGTCCTTTGCCTTATGTTGGCAATTCGGGTGCGACTGGAAAGAATGCTTTGGTTGCCGTTGATAAGAGCGGGAAGCCTGAGAACGAAGAGCAAGTCGAAGAAGGTAATGGTTTTGAGGGTACTATTGACGAAGCCCCCAATGTTGCCAGCGATCCAACGACTACAGGTGAGCCTGCGATCATCGAAGAGCATGTAGAGCCGTCTCCTGAGACCACTGAGTCGGCACCTGCTGAGTCTGCCCCATCCAGTGACACTGGAAGCAGCAGCGGTGGAGATGATTGAAAGGATGACGGCACTATGAACGGAGCGGAAGTCGCCGTTGTTTTTTGAAATAGTGCTTGACATATGAATTTCGATCTGCTATAAATACAAACTGCGGGGAGGACAAACGGAAAGTCGTCACTCTCATAAGGTGAAGATCGCGGGTTCAATTCCCGCCCCCGCATCCATTTCGGTAAGTCGGTGTATATCAGTAGCAGATTAGCATCCTCATAAGATGAAGGCCGATGGTGCAAATCCATCCTCCGACACCAATAAATAAAGAGTGTGTTTTGTCTAGGTAGACGTGGGGCTGGTTCACTTCTCGGTTTGGAGCCGAGCATTCGCAGGTTCAAATCCTGCTTCCTAGACCAAACACATTACGCCTCGTTAGCTGAGAATTAGCACCTTCCCCTTAGGAAGAAGTACGGTTGGGCACGCCAGCCACGAGGCACCATTATAAGACCTTCGCCTATGAAAACATAGGTCCGCTGGCAAGCAGGGTGATACCTGAACAACTTGGGGCTGGCTAAGGGTAAGAGGTAGGGCACAGATAGGAAGCGGTTGTAGGTGACGAATATTATGTCAGGAAACCTTCAGAGTTTTGGGCTTGTAGTGATAACGGGAGCACAGTAGCTTTGCAAGCTTCGAGTCAGGGTTCGATTCCCTGCGGGTCCACCAAAATTTGGAGATTTATTATGGAACAAAATGAAGAAATTCCGAAAGTTTTGCGTCGTAGACTCAAGCAAATCGCTGTAGGAGTTGGTCTAACAGATTCCCGCTGTTATGGTTTAGATACAGACGGCAGGGTGTGGTGCATCGAAGCTGGTGATCTTAAGTGGAGATATCTTCCAGAACTCCCTCAGAGTGAGATAGACGATGAATGAAACAGTGCTTGACAATCAAATAAATCCTGTTAAAGTGCCAAAGCTGGACACTTTGATGTTTTCCTTGCGTGATAGTGAATATATTTACGCAGCCAAAATCAAGCGAGAACATCAGAATTTGAGACGGTTGAAGAACTGGACAGGAGCCCATTATGTCAAAGTCGAAACTGCGGACTAACTATAACTACCGCGAATTCGCCAAAGTCATCGAAGGGAGAGGATGGTCGCTGCTGCGAAGCAACGACCATTTTGTTTATGGACATCCTGGCTCTGACCAAAGGATCGTGCTCCCGAATGGAAGAGGTGACGTTCCTCCCGGTATCGTGAGAAAGATCATGGCCGTACTTGATAATACCCATTACGGGTCCATGGTTCGATTTAAAGTTGACAGGGTTTAGGTTATATGTTAGGTTATGAAATTCTTGGTTATATAGGCATGGCGATCTACGTCGGTCTAACAATCTATACCGTGTATACGGTGTTTGACGCTTTCAAGGACGACTAATGTTTCCGATCATCAAAACGATTGACGATCTTCTTCCTCACATCCTGGGGAACGAGAACTTCTCTGTCAATCGCAAGGATAATTATATAGTCATCGACTATATCCTGAACACTCCTGAGCTATTTAAGAACGAATGGGAGAAGGAATGTCGTGGCATTATCTTTGACGCCTTGACTGGGAAGCTTTTGTCTCGCCCATACCACAAGTTCTTCAACATCAATGAGCGTGAAGAGAGCACACTTGGTTATGATTTCCTCGATGCTTCGCATGTTGTTCTTGAGAAGCTTGATGGATCGATGATCCGTGCATTTGAGACTGGTGACCGTTGGATTTGGGGATCGAAGGCAGGCGAGACATTCTTAACTCCTCAGATCGAAGAATTCATCAAGGACAAGCCGCAGTATGATCAGATGGTCAAAACATATGCGGATTGCACTCTCATCTGGGAGTGGTGCTCGCGTAAGAACCGCATTGTCGTGGATCACCCGAGGGATCGTTTGATCCTAACTGCGGTACGTCGTAATGAGGATGGCAGATATCTTAACTACCCATCTTTGACAAGAATTGGCGAGATGTTTAATGTTGAGGTTGTTCAGAAGCAAGATATGCGTATTAACGAAGTCTCATCTTTTGGCGATGAGAATTTCGAAGGCATTGTGGTGCGTTTCGAGAATGGCCACATGATCAAGGTCAAGACTGAGAAGTATCTTCGCTATCATCGTGCAAAAGATGCCATCAATCGCGAGAAGAATGTTATTGCAATCTTGACTAATAACGAGGCCGATGATTTCCGTACTCTTCTATCGCCTGATGATCGTGACCGTTTTGAGCGTTTCGAGAACCACTTCTTCTATCAGATTGGTCACACCGCTTCCGTCACTTACCTCAATCTTGAGGCATTCATGGCCCAAGGAATGACCAAGAAGAAGTTTGCCTTGGAAGAGCAGAGTGTGATACATCCTTTGCTTCGCCGCGTTTATTTCAAATATTTGGAAGGAAAAGTTATCCCTTCCAAGTCCGATCTGTACTACGACGTGATAAATATCATCCGTGGTAAGGTCAATAACCAAGCCTCAGTGGATGAGGCACGTCAATTGTTCCGCATAAATTGGAATGATTATAACAATGGAGTGAATTTATAATGGCTAGACAGAGTACCCTTAAAGTTGTAGGTTTTAATATTCTCGCATCTGCATCAGTAGGAGTAGGTCTATTCTGCCACTACGTCCAACCAATCTTTCTCAATGACATATCTCATATTACCTATGTCATTGCGGCTACGATGGCTTCCATTGTCATCTTCTCGGTCTGGAACTGCTTCAATCCTCAAACTTGGATCAGGCCATTCATTCGTTTCGAAGAGGCGAACTTACGATTGCTTGGTCTGATTGGAACACTGGTCGGTCTAGGCTTCCTCGTGTCGGTCATGTTTGCAGCCTCGACTCAGGGAGCAGCGGATGGTGATCTGATCACACACGTGCTGGTCTCCTTCACTCAGGGACTTCGAACCTCATTCAATCCTACCCTTGTCGGTATCGTGTGCTGGTTCTGGACCCGCCACTTGCTGTACTTCACGCGTCATGACCGATAAGGAATACCGAAATGATGGTGAGAGATTTCTTCAAACAGGAAGAAGATGATTTCGATAGTCATGAGGATGAAGCGGGTTTCTTGCTCGTTCTCTCTGACACGTTCATGTCCTTCCTAGCAGTTGTTCTTTGTGTTGTTTGTCTATTGATGCTCTCTGAGCATTCCAAGAGCCACCCGCCAGCGTTAAACACAACTGGTGCCCTCTGCGTTGAGCTATCATGGCCCAACGATAGAAATATCGATCTGGACCTTTGGGGCCACTCCCCAGGAGACCCCGACACCGTGGGCTTCTCTAATATGCACGGCAAGGACATGAACCTCCTGAGGGACGTGATTGGTTTCAACGGCAATCCTACGCACATGATGCTTGAGATGATTTGTGCTGACAGGCTAACCCCCGGTGAATGGATATTCAATGTCCACTACTTCGCCAATCACGAGGCTGAATTAGATAAGACGGCTGCGGACGATCCTCGTAAGGCAGTCAAAGCTACTATGTTCGTTCGTGTGAAGAACCCGAATTCAAAGGGCGATCTTGACAGTCTCGTTGGCGACTTCCCGCTCACTTTCGAGAAGGAAGAGAAGACCATGTTTAGGTTCGTGATCACGCCAGATGGCAAGATCGACCATGCGACAGTTAATTCAAAAGACATGCCGTTGAAGAGAGGATGGCCAAAAAATGGTAACTGAGTTTATTACACTTTTCTGCATTACAGCTTTGCTGTTCTTCATCGTATCCGGGTTGACGAAATTTAAGTTTGTCTGGATTGTTGTACCACTGAATATCGTATTTTTGGGTATCTTGTTCTTCTCTTACCTCCAGTTTCTTGGAGCAGCGGTTCCTATGGATACCGATATTCCATTCTGGAAGTATCAGACCTTCACGGCTAAGACCTTGGAGACCGTCAAGACCTTCTATGTGACTGATGATCTTATCCACGTGATTGTTTGTGACGACAAACAGAAATACAAATACGTCACCTTCAAGAACACTCCTGCGTTTCAGGCTGCTTGGATTAAGGCTGAGCTTGCGGCAGAGAAAGCCAATGCTGCGTTGCAGATTATGATTGCAACGGATACGATCTATCCAGATGGATCGCAAGGGAACTTCCCTGATCCACTTATCCAGGCTAATCACCATGAAGAAAAGGCCCCTCCGAGAGAAGGCGTCGAGACTCATGATGCAGACGGACAGGGCATGAAGTCCGACTAACTAGATAGCTGAGTTGTACACCCTCAAGTAAATGTTGGGTGCATCCTGTGTTATTCCTGAGTTGGCTGTGAATTTAGTTTGAACAACCAATGTTCTCTCGTTAGGATTGACAGAATTAGCTAGGAAGTTATCCGTCTGGTAGCTATTCGCGGTAAAGTTAAGTGTATAGTTGTTGATCGATGACGGTGTGTTGTTGATGACAGGTGTAAGTGTTGTTGGAAGCCAGCCGATATCAGTGTTGCTTTCTGTGCTGATTGTTAGATATTCTAGGGAAACGACGTGAGTATTTGCATTCCATGTCAGCGCGTTTGATAATGACGCTGTGTTGGTGTAAGAAAGCTGGTCGTTTGCGTTAACTACGATTAATAATGCCATGAACCTATTTATCTCTTGACAGGGATTTCGAAAGGTGCTAAAAGCGTGGAATGTCGTCGTTCGGTGTCATTAGGAGTTTCGCCATGAAATTCGAGATCAGCTACTTTTCGCCTGAATTGGAGAAGTTCAAGGAAGGATGGGGGGAAACCTCTACCGTCCTGTTCGCCAAGAACGCCAATCAAGCTCTCCACCTCTTCCGTGACATGTTTCCTGATTGGGACTACAAGGTCCGCAATATCGTGCAGCAGACACTCTATAATTATCACGATAATGTCTCGCTGCGTGGGGATGAGAAGAAAAAAAGCAACTTCGCGATGGACCCCACCAATCCCAGGTTTGACGAATATTTTGTGTTTGATGGGGTGGTCTACAGGGATCATTCAGAAATCGGGTATAAGACTGTTGAGACGAGGCTCATTTGGAACGGAAGGTTCGATAATTTAGCTTGACAGTACCATCGAAAGGTGGTACTGTCCTTTTCTCGAACCGGAGAACTCCAATGTTCAATCAATTCCGAGCCTCTGAAATGATGGTTGACGACAAGGTTGAGATTTTCAACGGTCCATTCGGAACGGGTGTTGTATACTGCGTCACCGAGACGCAAGTTTTCATCTGCCGTCCCTTCGCGATGGTCCACCATGGGATTCCCCTTCTTGGTTCCGAGAAGATGTCTTATGCCCTCGATACGAAACAGGTCTTCAACGTATGGCGTGAGAGCCGTTATGTTGCGCCGGGAGAACGATAATGTTCGTAGTTGCCATCGTTTCCGAGTTCTATGATGACGACGCTGGTCGTGATCGTAAGGTAATTGGTGATCACCTCTTCGAAACGACGGCTGGTGCCGAGGCATATATTGCTTCCATAACCTTCGAAGCGAAGAAGAAAGTCTACCTTGAGCAGAGGGAAGACGCCATCCGCGCGAGCTACGGCAAGATATTTACCGAGTGCCATCCCGAGCCGCCATATAGCACGGTTTTTGTGACGAAGCCCAAGTTCGATCATGATCGCGCCAATGATAAGGCTTATCAGGCCGACCATGCCGCTCGTGTCGCAGCATGGCGAAAGGAAGTCATGAACCCTGTTGAAGAGGTTTATCATGACTGGGTTGCTCAGAAACGAGAGTATGTTGCCGTCAATGCTCAGCCTGACATTGACGATTTACATCGATTTGCTAAGACTTCTTTGAAAAGTGAAATTGATCAGGTTGTCCTCAGGAGCTACGAAGAAATCACCTATTCGACCAAGGTTTTGGAAGTCTTTAAGTGAGACTTTTAATCTGCGGCGGTCGAGACCTTGATGAAGTTAAGGCAATTGAAGTGATCCTTGAGTGGATCAGTCATTTTGCTCCTAGCACAATCGACCATATTATTCAGGGTGGTGCCCGAGGCGGTGACCGTGCAGGTCGCGCAGTTGCCGACATGTTGGGTATTCCACAGACTGAATATGCTGCTGATTGGGAACGTCACGGTAAATCTGCTGGTCCTCGTCGCAACCGAATTATGTTGACAGAGGGCAATCCAGATGCTATTCTCGCTCTTTCTGGTGGTACTGGCACTGCGAACATGAAACAGATTGCACGTGCCGCTGGAATTCCTGTCTTTGAATTGGAGTGCAAGTAATGGGACGTAACGAGTCTGCAAACTTTCAAGAATTCATCGATAAACGTTTCAGTCCCAATGATAAGGTGGTGGTTCACTCCCTTGGGCCGTCAATGCCAGGAGAATTTAAAGCAACGGTTTGTGGCATTTATGCCTTCGAACCGCATGAAATGTATATCATTGCCTGGGATGATCCAGCTTCGATCAAGAAGTTTTATCCCAGAGAGAAGAATTGGACCCATTGCGTTATGGCAAAGGGCTGTATGAGGCTTGTTGAGTCTGTATAAATAATAAAGGGGCCGCAAGTATCGCTCTTAAAAGAGCCGCACCATTCGCCCTTTCAGTTAGCTCCGAGTAACCGAGTCACGTTTCTACCGTGTTAATCGTAAAGGAGTTGAAAATACAGGTTCGACCCCTGTCTCGGAGACCAAAGTTTTATTGAGATACCGCTAGACCCGTGAGGGTGGGAGCCTGTGGTGAAAACGAGATAAGGCCACGTAAGGAGTTCAGACATGATCGTTCATGGGGCACTGAGCTATCTCAATAAATTCATTTAAAGGATTAAAATGCCTGAAGATATCAAACTCGAATTCGATATCATCTCCTTTGAGTTTGAGGTTGGTGAAATTGTGGCTAAAGATATTTCGTTCTGTGAAGCTATTACCATGTGGTGCGACAAGAACAATGTCGAACTAGAGCTTCTAAGCTCAATAATTAAAAAGAATGCCGTCCTGAAGGCTCGTGTCGAAGAAGATGCACGTAAGCGCAACCTCTTGAAGAGATGACGACCCTTCTGTTTTTGGCGTTCCTTGGAACGGTATATTTCTGTTGTTCAGTCACTGCCGCGTACCTAGTTTATTTGTGTTTAAACGTGCTTTTTCGAGCAATTTACTGGTCTTTTTGGCCCTCTTCAGAATAAATAAGAGTATGGCGTTAAGCCATCAAATGTAACCGTCAACTACCGTCAATAACCGTCATAAACAGGAGAAATAAATGTCATTCGCATCGTATAAAAAGAACCGTGTAACGTCACTGGAAGATTTGGTCAATCAGGCCGAAGCCGCAAATCCCCAACAGAAGTCGTATGAGGCCGACCCTCTAGACTGGTATCCCACAACCGATAAGGCAGGTAACGCACAGATCGTGCTTCGCTTTATGCCCCCACTAGAAGACGAAGAGAACACCTATTTCGTTCGTTGGTGGCACCACTCTTTCCAAGACCCCACAACTTCTGGATGGTATATCGAGAATTGCTTGTCAACGCTCAATCCGTCATTCGCTGAAGACGGTGCTCAAGACCCCGTTATGCAGTTCAATCAAATCCTCTACAAGAAGGCTGGAAAGGACGCTGACGAGGACAATCCACTAAAGAAGCAGGCTTCGCGACAGAAGCGCAATGTCAATTACCGCAGTAACGTGTGGATCATTGCCGACAGTCACAAGAAAGAAGCTGGCGTCAATGGCACGCTTCGCAAGTGGAAGTACGGTCAGGGCATGTTCAACGAAATTGCGAAGGCTATGAAGCCAACCAAGATCGAGGGCGCATTCGAGCAAACTGCTCCAATCAATCCGTTCGATCTGATCGACGGCGCGAACCTGATCATCAACATTTCGACGGACCCAACGAAGAAGGTCAATGGCAAGCCTGCTCGCAAGTACGAGTACAAGTGGATGGCACCTGCCCCTCTCGGTCCCGATGCCTTGATGGAAAAGGTCTGGGAAGAGTTGAATTCTGACGGTGCCAATGGCAAGAAGAAATTCTCGCTACGTGATTATGTGGCTTCCGACAAGTTCAAGAGCTATGATGCTTTGTATAAGCGTCTGGTTAAGGTCATTGGACACGATCCTCTCTCTGTCAAGTCGAACGAGGCTCCCGCAGCCCCACAGACAGCCCCTCGTCCTCAGAGAAGTGCTGTGGTTGAAGATACCCCACCGTGGGAAGAGTCCAAGCCAGCAGCCTCTACAGCGGCTCCTGGGGCCGAGGACAAGGATTGGTTCGCCCAGTACGAAGAGCGAGAAGCTTCTAAATAATTCTCCTTGACAATGGTCTAGTAAGGTGATAACTTACCCTCACGATATAAACGTCGTGAGGGTTTTTTTATGGTTCCCTTCGTTCTAATCGCCCTGTGCGTTTTCTTTCCGAGGGCTATGGCTCAGTGGGTCGTATCCATTGTCGTGGCCTTCATCGCCGCCTACATGACGACTGCCAACCAGTACTGGATTGCTCCCATCGAGCCCTTCTTGCTCTGGTACATGGCAGACTACGCCATCATGCAGTTGATTTTTTGGGTTCTGAATAGGAGACATCGACATGCGTAAGCTCATCTTGGCAGGTTTCGCCTCACTCTTCGCTCTTTCGGCTCATGCTGCTCCACCCGACTGGCACCTTGTTTATTCGGAGCAGAACCGCCAGACGTATATCGACAATACGAGCGGTCTAGAGACAGACAGCACAATCATCCACCATGACGTGAAGATTTGGTACGCTTTCGGCAAGGAAAAGGTCGAAATCGTCAGCTACGATATCGATTGCACAAAGGGTCTGATGCGTAAGGAAGGCAAACGCGTTTGGGACCAACTCGACAAGTCCTGGCCCGAAGCTCCTTACACGCTCAAGGCAGACGAAGGCAAGTGGCTTCACCCCTATGACCACTCCCTCATCGAGGTGTATAATGTGGTCTGCATTGGTGGCGATTAACGTCGATCACCGCCGCCCATATCGGGTAGGTTCTTGATCAGTTCTCTTGACTTGACCATAGAGCCGTAAGCTCCAACTGACAGAATTGCTGCCATAGCCACGTAGAACAGTCCACCACTTCCTAGTGTTAGTGGACTCCAAGGCACCATCGTTGTGTGGAAGAAGGTATTGAATACCATCACCATTATTGGTGCAACTACGAAGTCGAAGGCAATAACACTAGAGAATACATAAGCTAGAACTTCTTTCCACTGGTTCATCCAAGTAGGCTCAAGAAGAGCGGTATTAGGATCATTTCTGTTGATCGTAATATCCCTGTTGATTACTGTACCAGTATTATCAGTCACTGTATTTGTATTTGTTGTAATCGCTGGAGGTGCTACCGGCGTGTTGATTACTGGCGGCTGCACTGGTGCTGGTGCAACTGGCTGTGGAATCGTGTTAGTAACTGGAGCAGTTGCTGCAACGCCAGGACTCCCTGCATCATCGAAAAGGCCAGCCATCACTTTCTTCCTTGTTATGAGATAAATACTTAGATATTTATAACAAAGCGAGATTTGAGTGGCTAATAGCGACAGCAAAACGTTCCAAGAATTCATGGCCGAAGGCATGGAGAGCATGACCAAGACTGCGTTTCCGCAGTTGAGCAAATTCATGGATTTCAGCCGAGAGAAGATGAAGAACGAGGACAAAACGTCCGACTCAATCAGTAGTTCAGAAGACGACATTGGTACCCCAAATAAGAGACGTAGAAAGTCTGCATCCGCTGATACCGTAGCCAACGAGATGGTGCTTGACTCTCTGGGCGCGATTGACGAACGCCTGAAGGTACAGAGCATCGTACTCGTATCACAGCTTGAGCAGCAAACAATAACTAATCAGCTTCTTGGACGACTTGCGGCGGGTGGTGGCGGCTTTGGTGCTGTCGGTGGTGGCTCAGGTGGGGGAAGTGGTGGAGGTGTCGCTGACGCTGCCCTAGAGGCTGCTGGTGGTGCATCAATTGGCAACTTTATCAAGTCATGGGGCACGAAGCTCCTTGGTGGTGCTGCTTCCCTTTTGATGTCTCCTGCTGGTGCCCTTGCTGCTGGTGGTGTCGCTGGCGTTGTCGGTGCCGAAACCATCAGACGAACAGACCACAATGAAGACGTGAGTCCTACCGCACCTACCAAAACTGGTGCTGATCTTCAGGCCGAAATAGCAACTCTCAAGGCCGATATCGAAAGGGAAAAGCAGCATCTTGCTCTAAATCCAACGGATGCTGCAACTATTGCGATATTGAAGAAATTGGAAGAGAAATTAGATAAAGACCTCAATAAGGATCAGACGGCTGAATCGACTCCTGCAACCCCTCAACATAATTGGGGTCCATGGCACTTTGGTGGCACTCCTTCAGGTCCAATTATTAATAATCCAGCCGATGTCCCTACCTCCGTCTCTACCCCAATGTCTGGACAAATGCCGCCATTACATAGCGGTTATGTCCCTAATGCACTCCCCCAAGGAACAAACCCACTCGATATAGTTCGTCATGGTGGCGGTACTATCGCTGGAGGTGGTGCCGGTGGTGGTGCTCATCCTGCGGGTGTTGGCGGTACCCGTTCAAATAGTGGTGGCAGAGCTTCAGGAGCAGGTTCAGCCGCTAATAAGGGCGAGGCATGGAACTTCTTCAAGTCTAAGGGATATTCCGATGAAGAAACAGCCGCTATCATGGGCAATTTGCAGCAAGAAAGTCATTTCGATCCAAATGCTAACAATCCAAATGATGCTGGTCCAGGCTTGCCATCTGAGGGCATCGCACAGTGGAACCGTAAACGCCGCGACCAGATGATGGAGTTTGCTTCAGAGCAATTTGGTAAGCCATATGGTCAGTTAACAAATGCTGAAAAATATACGGGCCAGTTAGGCTTTGTTGATCATGAATTACACACAAAGGATTATGCTGGTGCGTTGAAGAGTTTAAAGAGTGGCGATTATAAGAAATTTGGTCACCAGTTTGAGGGGTATGGTTCCCCACCTGATCTAGGTGGTGAGAATACGAGAGAAGCCAATGCTCAGAGACTTCTTCGTGAAGGACGTTCAGGGAAATTCTCTAATAATGACCGTCATGAGACACAAGAAGGGGGCAGTGTTGCTCCTAATTTCACTCCTCCAAAAGATACTGGCGAAGTATTAGACCATATCGCAAAAGCACGTTCTTTGAACCTGATTAATGGTGAGGAATGTGTTGCATTGGCTGCGGGTGCGGTTGGTGTAAGACTCGACCATCAGCATGGTATAGGGTCTCAAGTTTCTGATTGGAGACGTGGTGCTCCTGCTGCGGACGGTAAACTTGCTGTTGGAAGTCCTGTTGCTACATTTCATAAACGTGACGGTACAATAGGAAACCGTTATGCAGAAGGTTCCGCTGGTGGTGGAGACCCAGGAGCAGATTTGGATCATGCTGGCGTTATTGTCGGTTATGATAAAGATGGCAAGGGAATGACCATTGCTGACCAGTGGGGCGGTCACACTAGAGGTGGTAAAACATGGGGAGGTAGTGGGCCAAACCATACTACACACGTCACAAATGATGGCATGGTTACTCGTGCCGATGGTTCGACATATTATAGTCGAGAACATGATATCCATAGATATTTTGGCATTAATACTGAGCAAGGTCCGTTGGGTGGTAGAAATAATCCAAACACGCCGTTTGTTGACCTTCATCGAGGACCATCTGGTCCGAATAAGTACCAGAACCGTTACCGTCCAGAAGATAGTATGGATGGTGGAGATGCTGGTTATCAGGCTGCAAGGGCTCAATATGAAGATCAGATGACATATGCTCGTGATGCAGCACGTGGTCACCAAGGATATGGACGTACTGATACTCAAAAAACCACTGCTGCCCAGTTAGTTCATAATTCAAACACTGAAGCTGTTAATGCAGCAGCGCAGGCCAAGCACGCAGCGTCAGTCAACATTCATCAGATGCACGCCTCAACAGGCGGTGCTCACTCCTTGACACCAGCGGGAAAATCTGATAGATTGTCAGATAGGGATGTTGGCAGTGCCAATCCACCTCCACAACGCCTATCAGAATTGTTTACGAGTGGACCATCCGCCAAAACTTGGGGTTAATTTATAATGACCAAAATGCGAGTAATTGGAGATATCCATGGTGATTTCGTCGCCTATTCATCTATCATTCAAGACGTTGATGACTCTATTCAAATTGGCGACTTTGGTGTGGGCTTCGG